GCTCGCCGCCGTCCTCGCTTGCAGACACCACAACACCATTTGCATCGATGGTGGCGCCTGTAAGGTCGGATGCCACAGAAGCACCAATATCATCCACACCCAGGGAAAGGGTGCCGTTCTTAAATTCCTTCACGATTTCCGATGCACCGTCATCGGCATAAAGGGTTGCCTCGGCAAGTTCTACCGAGAGGTCGGCGTTCATAGCCTTTGCCAGTTGCACCGGAGTACCATAGGTTTCATCCCCGGAATCATCTTCGGTGATTTTGGCATAAAAAAGTTTATCAAGACCGATAGTAGCCATTGTTTATTCCTCCATTTCATAGTGTTTCGCCACATCCACGTTGTAATGGAAGTAGCCTGTTTCGGTTTCATAACCGATATATCTGCGGTCGGTTATGGTAAAATCCGCACCAAGCAAGGCACGGACGATTGTATTTTTGTCTTTGGTGTAGCTGCCTTTGGCATAAAGAGAAATTCGTGCCTCCTGAACATCACAGCCGGGAGTATTGTCGGCATGAAGTTCAAAGCTGTCTGCCATAGGAATTACCACGATATATTTATCCGGAGCCTCGTCCTTAAAGACACCCGTTTCAAGTGGAATGCCTAACGGCTCCAGGGTTGCATTGATATCTGACAGTACACTCACAGCTTTCTGACCTCCTCCTCGAATTTATTCTGCATTGCACTGATACAGGCAGCACGGGATGCTGTCTTTGCAGGTTTCATAAAAGGTTTGGCAGGCTGACCGTGTTTGCCGTATTCGATGATGTTCGCCAGTTTTGCGTTGCTGATGCCGTCACTGCGGGGTTCAGCAAAGCCGACCTTGATGTTGTGGTTGCCGTTTTTGTCCATCTTCACAGAAGACAAACCAAGTGCGCCCTCCAACTCTCCCGTGGAGCGGGACTCATACTTTGTGCCGCTGCCTACCACGGAAGAAAGGTTGCTCTGTGCCTTGGCAAGGACAATCTCGCCTCCGGCTTCAAGCACTTTCTGTGCGACAGGGTCAAAATCCGAGCCGAGCCTTGAAATACGCTCCAGGAAATCCTCCGGCATTTTGATATCCACTTTAGCCATTGGTCGCCACCACCTTTTTCGCAAGCACCTCCACATACATCCCTCGCCCTTTGACGTCTTCCACAGACGTAATTTCAAAGCGTCCATCCTCACAGACCAAAATGTGGTCAGTGGTAATCTCAAGACCGGAAATGACACGGAGGCGGAACAGGTCGGTTGCCTCGGAGAATGCAGCAAGGTTTGCCCAACGCTCACTTCCGTGGCGTCCTTCCCTGTAAACACGGACAGATGCGAGGATTTCATCCGCCGTAGCAGAGAACCCCTCGCTGTCCTTTACCTTTTTTGTGATAACAATGTCAGCAAAACCATTCATTTTTCCGAAACTCATATCACACCTTCCAATCTCGGTCGAGCCTGAGAAGAAGGTTGACCGTGTTCCATACCTGCTGCCCCGCCTGCACATTATCGGCAAAGAAACCGCCCGTAGAACCGTCCCTGGATTCATAGAAATGCGATGCCAACATAATCACTGCCTGTTCGGTAGTTGCAGGCATCGCATTTTCCGTATAATATCCTGCCGCAATGTGCTGATAACTTTCCGCATAGGAAACGGCGGCAGTGATGAACCTTTCAATCAGTCCATCATCCACCGAATGCTCCAGTATCAGATTTTCCTTAACCTTCGTCAGAAGTTCGCTCATCACTGCCACCTCCCATCTTAGGCAGTAGCCATAGTGAGCAGTTTTACTGCTTCAGGCAGTACCAACTTACCGTCCACACGCTCCTTGGCAACAAAGCCGACCATACCGTTTCCGGCGAAGAGTTCCTTGAGTTCCGCAAAGGAGCGGGTACCACGGTCACCGATGTTGTAGTAGCTGTAGTCACCGAAGGCAATGGCAGGCATACCCGCAGTGATAACAGGGAAATAAGGAGAAGTATGCACCTCATAACCCAACAGTCTGCCAGGCTCTCCTGCCTGAACGGAATCCTGCCAGAGGTAACGGCCGTTCTTGTCAGTCAGCTTACGGATGGCAGCCAAAGTCTGGTCATTGCAGATGAACTTGGCATTCTTGCGGTAAGGACGCTTAAGGGAGTACACAAGGTCGATGAGTTCATCGGCAGTGATATCCGTTGCAGATGCAGCAGTCACACCGATTTCCGCACCGCCTTCAGATGCAAGCAGACCCAAAGGCTGACCCACGCCGGTACCGTTGAGGAAGGCATCCTCTTCCGCATTGGCGAGTGCCTTTGCAAACTGGCGGAGAATGTACTTCTCAAGACCGAATGCATTGTCATACAGAAGTTCCTCAGTCACCTTAACGGCGACATGAAGCTTGTGAGCATCCAAGTTAATCTGGGCGAACTTCGCATCACCCCAGGTAAGTTCCTCGCCTTCGTCAATCCACGCTGCCGCAGGCTTAGTGGCAGCGATGTTAATTTTACGCTCACCACTGGTAGTGATAGTGTGACCCAGTTTACGGAAAATGTTCTCTTCCTCCAAAGCCTCAATCAAACGAGTGTCATACTCTTCGGGTACAAGGTAACCGCCGTCAGCATCAACGCCCTCCTGGAGAACATTGCTGACCTGTCGGAAGTTGGTACGGAGTGCCTTGAGCATACCGTCCTTATACGCATCAGAAGCACGTCCGGTCTTAGGCTTCTGGTCATGTGCGGAATTGCCGTTCATAGGCTTTTCAGTGATGGGAGCAGAGGTAGGTTTGGAAAGCTGTGCATCCATAGCTGCCATCGCCTCCATACGCTCAATTTCAGCACCGAAGTCCTGAACCTTCTTCTCCATCTGTGCATAGGTCTTTGCATCCTCATCGGAAAGCAGACCGTCCTTGTCGCGCTTGGTTTCCACAAATGCCTTTGCAGCCTCCCAAGCCTGGTTACGCTTTTCGCGCAGTTCATTGATAGTCATAATAAATTACCTCCAATTTTTGATAAGATTTAGCCTGTCCATAAGGTCATCGGCTTTGGTTTTTCGGGTTGGTTCGGACTTGATTGCACACTTTGCGGCAACCTTGTCCATGAGAGAATTGACCACATTTGCCTTGGAATAAAGCATGGAAACCGCAGGAGGCTCCATATCCTCGGCACTGCCCACGCGCTGCATGATTTCATCAGCAAAGCCAAGTTCCACGGCCTTGTTTGCGTCCATCCATGTTTCCGCATCCATGAGGTGGGACAGCTTTGTACGGGACAAGCCTGTCTTAATCTCATAGGCATTGATGATGGAATCCTTAACGCTTGCGAGCATATCGATGGCTTTCTGCATTTCGCCGGAATCACCGAAAGCAACCGTCATCGGATTGTGAATCATCATCATGGATACCGGGGACATCAGCACCTTGGTGCCTGCCATTGCAATCACGGATGCTGCGGAGGCTGCAATGCCGTCAATCTTGACCGTGACATTGCCCTTGTAATCCATCAGCATATTGTAGATCTGGGCAGCCGCCACGCAGTCGCCGCCGGGACTGTTAATCCACACGGTAATATCGCCGGAGCCTGCCATCAGTTCATCCTTGAAAAGCTGTGGAGTGACGTCATCGTCAAACCAGCTTTCTTCTGCGATTGTTCCGTTCAGAAATAGTGTCCTCGCCTCCGGCATCGTTTCCGTCTGTGCCTGGTTCTTCCACTTCCAGAACTTCTTCATCGGGGTTTTCCTCCTTTCCGTCATTGTCGGTTGTATTTGCAAAAGCACCCGCGTCTTTCAGAGGGAGCATATTGCCGTTAATAAGGTAAAGGTCACCGCCTTCTTCCGCAGGGATACGGTCGAGGTTTTCCAGTTCGCGGATGTCGTTTGCACTCATCCAACCATTCTGGCGACCAATGGCGTAGCCGTTCATACGGCTTTGGTAATCGCCACGGAGCAGACCTTCCAGATTGAATTTCACAAAATAACGCACCTTTTCATCGTGGGATAAAAGCGCCCTCTGAATGGACTGCTCCCAACGGATAACCCACGGGTCAAGGGTGTACTTTACAAATTCCAAGGACTGCTGCTCTATATTAGAAAAGCTCGACTTCTCAAGGTCGCCCACCATATGGGGAGGTACTCTGAAAATTCGAGCAATTTCATTGATTTGGAACTTCCTTGTTTCAAGGAACTGTGCCTGCTCCGGAGAAATGGAAATCGGTGTGTACTTCATTCCTTCTTCGAGGACAGCCACTTTATTGGAATTGGAACTGCCACCAAAGGCAGCCTGCCAACTCTCTCTGACCCTCTGCGGGTCTTTGATGGTGCTTGGGTGTTCCAGTACGCCACCCGGCGTTGCACCGTTAGCAAAGAACTTGGCACCGTATTCCTCGCAGGCAATCGCCATACCGATGGCGTTCTTTGCCATAGCGATGGGACTGTAGCCGACAAGACCGTCAAACCCAAGACCGGGGATATGAAGCACATCAGAAGGCTGCAGCGTTACTGCAAATTCTTTGTTTTTAATGGCTTCATCAGAGCCACGGTAATAGGTGTAGTACAGATGCCCATTCTCATCCCTGTCCACTGACATCTTGTTTGGCATCAGCGGATAAAGGGCAACAACCTCATTCTTGCCGTTACGTATAATCTGGGCATAAGCATTGCCCCACAAAAGCAGATGGGTCATAAGGGTTTCTCGGAATACGAAAGAACTCATTTCCGGATTCGACTCATCGTGAAGCAGTCGGTAAAGCGGATGGTCGATGGCTTTTTCCTTGCCGCCGTCATCGTTATATTTGTAAAGATGTAAAGGCAAACCTGCCACTGCCTCCGCAAGAATACGGACACAGGAATACACTGCCGTCATCTGCATGGCAGAACGTTCGGTTACTGCCTTACCGGAAGTTGTACCACCCATATAAAAAGTGTAGGCACTGCCTGCCGTTCTGTTTTGGGGCTTATCTCTCGATTTAAACATCCCTGTAAAAATACCCATATCAAATCACGCTCCTTCCTAAATAAACAAAATGCCGCGGTCATCATAAACCGAAGCACTGTTGGTGTTGCCACAACGGATTGCACGGTCGAGCGCCATAATGGTGGCAACGGCACCGTCAATCTTTTCTGTGGATTTGGCTTTATCTGCTTTGATGTTTCCGGCAGGGTCAGTCTTGATGTAGATGTTATCCATCATCCATCGCAGAACTGGATGCCCGCCATGAGCCAGTTTTTTCTCCATCGCAAGTTTCATCAGTTCCTTAGTCGGTGGGGACATATCTTTGTACCCTTGTCCGAAAGGAACTACCGTAAATCCCATACCCTCAAGGTTTTGCACCATTTGAACAGCACCCCAACGGTCATATGCGATTTCACGGATATTGTATTTCTCACCCAAGGACTCGATAAATTTCTCGATGTAACCGTAATGGACTACATTGCCCTCGGTGGTCATAAGCAAGTCCTGTCGTTCCCAAATGTCATACGGCACATGGTCACGGCGCACACGCAGGTCGATATTGTCTTCCGGTATCCAAAAATACGGCAGAATGATATATTTATCATCCTCATTTTCTGGTGGGAACACCAACACAAATGCCGTAATATCCGTAGTGCTTGAAAGGTCAAGACCTCCGTAGCAGACGCGGCCTTCCAGTTCCGATTTGTCGGTCGGGAATGCACAGGCATCCCAAACTGCCATCGGCATCCAACGGACAGCCTGCTTAACCCACTGATTCAGCCTTAACTGACGGAAGGCGTTCTCTTCTCCCGGATTCTGCTTTGCCTGTTCACAGGCTTGCTGCACCTTATCGATTCCGACCGTTACACCAAGGGATGGATTTGCTTTCTTCCAAACTTCCGGGTCAGTCCAGTCGTCATCGTCCTCTGCACCGTAAATTACAGGGTAGAAGGTAGGGTCAACTTTTCGCCCCTCAATGATGTCCTTTGCTTTTTGGTGGGTTTCGTAGCAGATAGACTGCGTATCGTTTCCCGCCGTTGTGATCAGGAAATAAAGAGGCTGCATTCTCGCATCACCGGATCCCTTGGTCATAACATCAAACAGTTTTCGGTTCGGCTGGGTATGCAACTCATCAAAAATAACGCCGTGGGTATTAAAACCATGCTTGTTAGCCACATCTGCCGACAGTGCCTTGTACTTACTTCCCGTAGGATTGTAGGTCATAGTCTTCTGGCTTGCCTGGATGGTCATCTTATTTTTAAGCAGAGGACTTCGCCTTACCATTTCTAAAGCAACGTCAAATACGATTCGTGCTTGGTCTTTATCAGCAGCACAGCCGTAAACCTCTGCACCCGGTTCAAAATCAGCACATAAAAGATACAGCGCCACTGCCGCTGCCAGTTCCGATTTACCTTGTTTCTTTGGAATTTCAATATAGGCTGTGTTGAACTGCCTGTATCCGTTTGGTTTGAGGACACCGAAGATATCTCGGATAATCTGCTCCTGCCAGTCAATCAGTTCAAAGGGTTTTCCATCCCATGTGCCTTTAGTGTGACAGCAGAATTTTTCGATAAAGCATACTGCGTGGTCGGCGGCATCTTTATCATAATAGCTGCCCTCCGCCATAAAGCGGGTTGGCTTATAGTTTTTCAGTTTTCTCAAATGCCGTCACCTCCTCAAAAATGGCATAAAAAATAGCCGCCACCATATTCGGTGCGACTTTGCGTATACGAGGAACAGAGCCTCTCGGCTCCGTCCTGCCTTTACAGGATTTTTAATTGTGTTCGTTCAGTAAAATGCAAAGGGCAAGATTGGCTTCTTCGGTTGTGGGGTCAACATCCCAACCTCTGTCATAGTTGGCAATAATCTCGCCATCGAGTTTCAGCATCAGCTTGCTGATTTTACCGCCGTTGATGCCAAACTGGCTGCCTTCCTCATAAACCTTAATCCAGTAGTGGACTGCTTTGTAGCCGCCGGCTTTCTTCGGTATGCCGATAGTTCCTTCTTTCCACATAATCAGTCCTCCGTTTCGCCTGTGAGAATGAAGTGGGTGTATTCCTTTCGGTACTCCTCAAGGTACACCACCAATTCGTAAAAATGCATCTGGTTTGCAATGTACTGCACCATTGGAACATCAAACATATTGGTTCGTCCTGTGGCACGGATGGCGAGAATCTGCTCTTTCACTTTAGTATTCATCGCTGCAGACCTCCTTGCCCATAAGCAGTTCGGTGTAAATCTTGGTATAGCGTTCACACTCACTGCCCTCTGACCCTGCAATGGCACCAAGGTAGAAGTCGACAGCCTCTTTTCTGCTATCCCAAACCTCGGTGCTACCGTAACAGGTAATGGACACTGCGTCCAGTTTTCGACAAATATCGACACCGTACACTACATTCAATCCGGAGCCTGTATCCCATCTAACCATGATGGAGGCTGTGTCATCCACACCTCTGACCGTACCCTTTGTTCCGATCGGGGGAGCCTGTTCATCGTCCATTCGGACAAGCTCCACACGGCATCCAACGGGATAGGCTTTTCTTACACGCTCAACCGTTTCTTTATTCGGAAATCTCATTCTTGGCACCTCCTTTGAAAGCACTGCTGCCGGAAAGATTGCGGAGCAGGATTTTTCTCTCGGTCTTGTATTCGTTGCCAATAAAACCGAGGCGCAGGAGAAAGCATCGGAATGCGTATTTCTCGTTATCCACTGCCTTTTCTGTGGCACTGATACGCTTCTGATTTCTGCTCATCTCACATAAGGCTGCAATGAAATGGCTATAAGCCTTGACCTCATCTGCATCCAAACCATTCTCGAACCAAGGAAAGGAAATCCTTTCCTCTCCGACTTCGATTGGCGTTGCAGGAATGCCCAAGGCTTTCTTTATAAGGCTGCCCTTGGCATCCAGAAGATTTGTAAGGTTACCGACCGCAACCTTATCAAGGGGAATCTCCACCGTAAGTCCCACCGTTTCGCCCTGTGGCTTGTTTTCGGAAGGAGTAAGGTAATCCGGCGGGCAATCTTCCATCGGCTCTTCTTCGGAAATTACAGGCTCTTGCTGTTTGCTGTCATACTCTGAGATGTTGCTTTCAAATCCCTCATCGTAAAGATGCTCCAGAAGTTTTTCGATGACCTCGCTGTCTGCCATATCGTCAAACAGCAGGTTGCCTTCCTTGTCGATTGTGAAGTAGTCCACTTCGTATGCACAGGTGGGAACTCCCTTGTACCTGCAGTCTGCCTCAAGCCATGTGGCTATGGTCTGTGCCAGTTCCTTGCGTTTTTTACCGGGAACATTGTAATGAATTCTCATTGTGAGTACCTCCTTGTTTTTTCGGTACTACATATATCACTCTAAAGCCGAAAAATAGCAAGTGATATGTGCAAAATATAAGGGAGAATAGTTGTAGATTTACACACCGTCATTTTGTGTATAGTATACGATGCCAGTCAGCACATAAACCACATTGGGAAGTGCCACGCCGTTGCCCCACATCTTATACTCCGCCGAGTCAGAATGAGGGTTCTGAAGCCACTTGAATATCTGCTTCCGTGTTTTCGGTTTGCTTGATGTTCCCACAATCTTACGATGTGTTTCAAAGATTTCTGCCCACCGTGTGAGTTCCTCTTCAGAAGGAAGTTTCTCACCAAGGTCAGCGCACCACCAATCCGGAAATCCCTGGAGCCTTGCACATTCCGTAGGTGTCAGCCTACGAACAATGTATTCCAGATCCGCATCAGTATCGTTGACAAGCGGAGGGTCTTTGTAATCCGTAGCTACTAAAGTGTTGGCAAGTTCCTCCTCCGCAGAGGTAAAGAACGATGCCTTGCTGCTTGAGTAGGTGGGAACGGCAACCGCATCGGGCCCCGTGGCTTTCAGTGTTGAATTGACACCCTCATCACTGATACCCATATTCCTTGCGAAGTTCTGACCGCAGTTATAACTTTCACGGTCAATGGCATAAACAACAGCGTGGCGGTCTACGGTGTTCAAGGTATACATGACATCACTTTCAGCATAACCATTACCGTGGTGGGAAGGACGTGAGCCGTTGCCTTCCACAATGGCAATGCCACCCTGATTGCAGGTAGGGTTTCCACCATTGCCGTCAAGGGTACGGGAAGTGTCTGCCTTATAAAATCCGCTGTTGGGGTTGGCTGATTTCATTGCATTGCTGTCCTTGGAGCAGACGCCAAAGGCTGTCGGCTCTACCACAAACGGCTGATTGTTTCCGCCTGTGCCGTGGGTCGCAGCAACGGTCTGTGCCACATCAAGCGGTCCCACATAACGGGTATCCTGTGAGTGATTTTCATATACTGTTGCAGGAACGACTCCCGCTCGGAGTGTCGGAGATTTCTCCGCCTCATAACCGATGCCACGGCTGTCAGCAGAGTGTTCCGTGCAAAATCCCGCAGACTCCATAACACAAGGCGGATGATGTGCTTCGGCACGAAGGGTGCAGGTCACATCATCGGTGACATCCATACGGTTGCCACCTTGGTCATTTAAGACGATGCCTGTCGCAGGAGTGCTTTCTTCAGTAGTTCCGGCAGTTCTTTTCCACGGGCATCGGCTCGTTTCAAGATTCCTAAACAGGCCCTCTGACTCAAATAGTATTTTTCCGGCACACCCACCATTAAAATCTGCGACAAGATAGATTCGTCTTCTTCTTTGGGGAACTCCCCAAAACTGCGCGTCAACGCATCTCCATGCGATGCTGAAACCATCTCCCATGATTTCTCCTGCACCTGTCCATTTTCCTTTTGGAGGACAAGGGACAACATAGTCACCTTTGACGGACGCGACTGCTTCGAGGACGGCTTTGAAATCTTCTCCTGCGTTTGAGGAGAAGGCGCCGGGGACATTTTCCCACACGATGTATCTTGGATACTCACCATTGGTTTTACACCTCATTGCTTTTACGATTCGGATTGCTTCGTAAAACAGACAGGAACGCTCACCATCAAGACCGCTGCGTTTTCCCGCCACGCTCATATCTTGGCAGGGACTGCCGAAAGTAATGATGTCCACGGGTTCAACTTCTGCGCCATTGATACCGGAAATATCTCCGAGGTGCTTCATCTGAGGAATGCGCCTGCTTGTTACACGAATAGGAAAAGGCTCAACTTCCGATGCCCACAAAGGGGTAATACCGGAAATCAAGCCTCCCAAAGAAAATCCCCCGGAGCCGTCAAACAGACTACCGAGGGTCATAGTTTTTTTATTCATCTGCACCAACCTCCTTCACAAGGTCGGCATAAGGTATCTGCACGCCGTTACGGATAACAAAGACACCGTCTGCATCACCTGTATCTTCCACATATCTGCGGAGGATAACCGATGCGTACTTTTCATCCAGTTCCATCGTATGGCAGATACGGTTGGTTCTCTCGCAAGCCATCAGCGTAGAACCGCTGCCACCAAAAGTATCCACTACAATGGAATTCTCACGGCTTGAGTTTCCAATCGGATAGGCAAGCAGGTCAAGAGGCTTGGAAGTCGGATGATTTTTATTTTTCTTCGGCTTATCGAAGTTCCAAATGGTGGTCTGGCTTCTGCCTGCGTTCTTGCTCCAGTAATGTTTGCCGTTCTGAAGGAAACCGTAAAGCACAGGTTCATGCTGCCACTGATAATCACTTCTGCCAAGCACCAGGGAATTTTTCACCCAAATGCAACAGCCGGAAAGATGAAAGCCTGCATCGATAAATGCCTTACGGAAATTCAAACCTTCCGTATCAGCGTGGAACACATAAGCGGCACCGCCTTTTTCCAAATGAGCGGCCATGTTCTGAAATGCCGAAAGCAGAAATTCATAAAACTTCTCACTTGCCATCTTATCGTTTTTGATATACAGACCGTCTGAACTTTCAAAGGCTACATTGTACGGAGGGTCTGTCAGCACAAGGTTGGCTTTCTTACCATCCATCAGCGTTGCCACATCATCGGGGTTTGTAGCATCACCACACATGAGTCGATGTCTGCCTACCGTCCATACATCGCCACGCTCCACAAAGGCAGCCTTTTCCAAATCATCGTTCAAATCAAAATCGTCCTCTTTTACATCAGATTTATCATCTCCGGCAAAGAGGTCTGCGATTTCATCATCGTCAAAGCCTGCCAGGCCGATATCAAAATCCATACCCTGCAAGGACTCGATTTCGATTTTTAACATTTCCTCATCCCAGCCTGCGTCGAGCGCCATGCGGTTGTCAGCAAGGATGTAGGCTTTCTTCTGTGCCTCAGTAAGGTAATCCACGAAAACACAAGGCACTTCATCGATGCCTTCCTCCTTGGCAGCCATCACACGGCCGTGTCCGGCAATGATGCCGTAATCCCTATCAATGATGACAGGATTGATAAAGCCGAATTCACGCAGTGAGGAACGGAGCTTCATAATCTGCTCCGGGGAATGGGTGCGGGCATTATTCACATACGGCACTAATTTTGTAATGGAAACAAGTTCCATCTGTGTTGTTGTTCTTCCCATAGCGCCCTCCTTAATACAGACCCCATTCAGCAAACTTCTCAAAGCCACCGAGGTTCTGAATGAACTCTCTTGCAATGGCTACGATTTCCGCATAAGACTTACCATCAATGGTGTCATCTCCAATGGCACAGCAAAGCTGCACTGGCTGTTTTGTTTTCTGTGCCTTTAAGAATGCATAGATATTTACAGACACATCAGCCTTACTGAGGTCTTTGCCGTGAAGGCCGCCACCCGTTACAGAGTCAGCCATATCACTGCCAAGTTTACGGTTGGTAGCACCCGTATCTACATCCGTGCCGCCAGTCCAGTCACCGAGCGGATTGATTTCCGCACCGGAATAGAGTTTCTTCAAATCTGCCGTTTCTACATTGCTTTGGCAAATGATCAGGCGAACACCGTCCATAATGTACTTTCCGTCATAAGGGCATCTGCCGTAAATGTCACGGGCAATAAGGGAAAGTTCCTCTTGCTCCTGTGTCAGAGGCATACCCTTAAAGATACCGTTATCCCCACAGCGAATGTCGTCCTTCTGATTATTTGAAAGATGCTTATCCTGGGGAACGATAACAATGTCCGTATCCATCACACCTGCGATGCGATGCACGGCACTGATGATTTCAGTCTTATCCAAATCCGCCGTGGTTTCAATAATGGCATGGCACATACCGTGGCCGATGAGAACCTCCACTGCGATTTTTGGATTTTCTTCTTTTGCATAAGCCAGATCCACAATGGCTCCTGCGATTCTGTCTGCCACCTTGTCCGGATGGCTCGGATTTACTTTTTCAATCATGGTTAAAACCCCTTTCGTTGGTGCAATAGTCGTTCCAGGTCATCATTCGGATTGGTACCGGAAAAATCCACGGAACAGTTTTCTTTTACGATTTGCATGATATTGTCCCACTGCCTTGAGGCCTGGTTCATATAGTTGATGCCGATATTGATAAACGGGGAGGTGACAGGCTTTCCGGTTGTGGGATGCTTTGATAAGAATCCAAGTTCATTCGTCATCTCCTCGCACTGCAGCCATCTCGCCACACACATAGCGTAACGCTCAATGGTCTGCGGGGAAACATAACCCGCACAGCCGATGGAATTGAGCCAGTTCCATGTATCCTCATAAATCTGCTTTGCTCTCAGTTCCGTACCGTCACGCTGCTTTGCACTGAGCAGTTCATTTGGTTTCGGCATCTGGATACCTTCCACATCTGGAATATCCAGCATCGTTAGTTTGCGACCGCCGGGGTTGCCGTTCTGCACCTTTTCCAGATTGGACTTTGGCTTACGACCTGCACCCGGACGTTTTCCGCCACGGCCGCCTGTGTTATTCGATTTTGTTGGCACGATTCTCACCGCCTTTCTATCTGCGGGCCTTATTACCCTTTTGATTTCGCAATTTTTTCACACGAAACCCCACGCCCGTTGCACGCCATATTGGTCCAGGAGATTTGACCGCCCCTACCGGGGTCAGTGATTATGCCAACGGTCGCCACTTTCTGCGTGAATCTTAGCATGGCACGGCTTACAAAGAGCAATCAAGTTTTCTCTCGCATGAGTTCCGCCCTTGGACAGGGGCAGCTTATGATGTATCTCTTCCGTTGGTGTAAGTTTTCCTTCAGCCTGGCACATCTCACACAGCGGGTGGGCGGCAGCATACGAATCTCTTATCCTTTTCCATGCTCTGCCGTAGCGTTTACGCACAGCGGGGTCACGGTCATAGGTTTCGTAGCGTTTGTTTTCCTGCTTTTCATGTTCCTCACAGAACCTTCCGTCCGTTAGGTTGGGACAGCCTGGGAAAGAACACGGTCGCTTTGGTCTTTTTGGCAATTGTTTCACCTCCCTTGGGCATAAGAAAAGCCCTGAAAGATTTCTCCCTCAAGGCTTGGTTTCATTCTGCTTTTTGCTGATTATATCATATCATAAATGCCACTGTGGTATCTTGTTGCAAAGTGTTGCAAAGTGTGCAGACATTATATTTTGATTGGATTTTCCGGCATAGTTACATGGTTGATGGCACTGTTATGCCAACGGTACACCGTAGTTCTGTCGGCATGGAGTTCATCCCCAATCTGCTCCCAGGTAAGGTTGTGGATATAGCGGTAACGAAGGACCATACGCTCATCGGTATTGGCAACCTCATCAATAACCGTGCGTATTTGCTTTTTCAGTTCCACAAGGTTGTCGATTTCGGCGTTGATTTTATCTTCCAACTCCATAATCTTAAAAACGCTTCGTACAAAAGGGGCATCCGTATTTCTCGATGTCTGCACACGCTCCTCCCATGTGGGAGAAGAAATACTGCTCGACATTTCCCTAAGTTTTCCAAGTTCCTCAATATCCGAGTTGATTCTCTGGTCCAGTCTGTATGCCTGGCCTAAATATTCTTTTACTTTCACGATTCTTCCACCTCCGCTTGTAATTTGGAGATTAAATACTCTCCATCCACTGAGGTAAGTTCTCTATACCACGCAGAGTGGAAGAACCTCTCCACCTCATCTTTCATAATTTGGGCTGATTCATTTCTTGGCCATTTTTTGAGTTTTTTCAAGGCATCCCTGTAGTCCTTTACAGCTAAGAGGACAATGCTGTTTGCAAGATTTTCATAAGGGTCGGTCAATGGGCAGCACCTCCAATTCTCGCCTTTACGGAATCGATAAGCGCCGATTGGATTTTTTCCTTCTTACGAAGTGCCTTCATAACATCCTCGTCAATGGTATCCTTGGCAATAATGTGGTGGATGACCACGGTACTCTTTTGACCCTGTCTCCACAAGCGGGCGTTGGTCTGCTGATAAAGTTCCAGTGACCAGGTCAACCCAAACCATATAATCGTAGAACCGCCGAACTGGATATTTAAGCCGTGTCCTGCACTGGCAGGATGGATAACGGCAACGGGGATATCTCCGTTGTTCCAATCTTTGATATCCTGGCTTGTTTTTATTTCCCTTACCGAAAAACGCTCCTTAATTCTCTGCAAATCGTGGTTGTACCAATATGCCACAAGCACAGGCTTTCCGTTTGCACCCTCAATCAAATCCTCCAGAGCATCCAGTTTTCTGTCATGAATGCGGATAACCTCTTTTTCTTCGTTATAGACAGCACCGTTTGCCATCTGAAGAAGTTTCCCGGAAAGTGCTGCAGCGTTTACGGCATCAACCTCCTCATCCTTAAGGTCTACCACCATATCCTCCTTCAAGGTTTGGTACACTGACCATTCTTTTTCCGAAAGGGCAACAGGGACTTCGTTTATAATGCATTCCGGCATTTTTAGAAAATCCGCTGATTTCATAGAAATTGTAATATCCGAAATCAATCTGTAAATTGCATCTTCCGCACCTGCTCTTGGCTTGTAGGAGAAAATCATCTGCTGATTTCTCTTATCCGGCACAAAGAAATTGTTGCGATAATGGGTAATATACCTTCCAAGCCTCTGACCCATATCAAGCACACGGAACTCTGCCCACAAATCCATAAGTCCGTTGCCGGAAGGTGTTCCCGTAAGACCTACCATACGCTTTACACGGGGTCTTACTTTTAGAAGGCTTTTGAACCTTTTTGCTGCATAGGACTTAAAGGATGATAATTCATCAATCACCACCATGTCATAATCAAAGGGGAGATGGCTTTTGGTAATAAGCCAGTCCACATTCTCACGATTGATTAAGTACAAGTGGGCAGGACGCTTTAGTGCTGCAATCCTTTCTGCCTCCGTTCCGATTGCCACGGAATAAGTAAGACCTTTCAGATGCTCCCACTTTTCAATTTCCGCAGGCCATGTATCCCTTGCCACACGCAGGGGTGCAATCACAAGTACCTTTTCTATTTCAAAGCGGTTCAGCATCAATTCGTAAATGGCAGTCAGCGTGATGACGCTCTTACCAAGACCCATTTCAAGCAGAACCGCCGCCACAGGATGTTCCAATATGAAGTTCGTTGCATACGTCTGATATTCATGCGGATTGTATTGCATCTATCACACCCCCAATCTGTTCTATACTGTCAACGCAGTAAACCTGAAAGCCGAGGCTTTCCAACTGCTTTTTACGTCTTATCTGTAAAGGACGCATCTTTTTACCGGGAGCCTTAAATTCCACGAATGCCATTCTTCCCATTGGCAAAAGTACAAGTCTGTCTGGCACACCATCTAAACCGGGACTTACAAACTTCGGTGCGATGCCTCCCATTTTCTTCACTGCGTCCGTGAATTTTTTCTCTATCATCTGTTCTCTCATGTCTACACCTCATCTGACACAAGAACACAAAGTCACAACCATTCCCTATATATTCCTTACGCGCCTATACACAGGTGTTTTTTACTTATACCCTTAATAAAAGCCATTTCGAATATAAGGGAAATAGTTGTGTTGTGTCGCATTCTTGTGTTCTTAACCTCCGAATTTGTAAAGTCGCTGCCTGCCATAAATCGGCTGACGCTTGATACTGTTGGTGCGCTCCCAACCGCCGATTTGACTCATCAGTGCTGCAATGGCATAGCTGTCCGAAGGCTTTAATTCCTGCAGATTTTTACCAAAACACTCGCACCAAATTTCCGGATTGCTGACCTCGGTACGAACCACCGTGCCTTTATGATCAGGCTGACCAAACTCACTGCCTTGCAGGAAGTTTCGTCTCTGGTACAAATCCATGCTGTCCCAATCGGTCGGCAGTAAGGCATTCAGATACTCTTCCACCATACCGACACGCTCGTCTACTTCCATCGCAGACTGCTGCACCTTCTCGGACTCCGCAAGCACATCGCCTTCAAGGAACAATTTCTCACCGGACTTCCAGATGGCTTTTGCCTCCGCCCAAAACTGCTGACGGTATTCATCAGCAAAGTTCCAGGTCTTTTTCTGTTTCTTCTGATGCACCTTGATAATCCAAAAACGGCGGTTACCCGTAATATCACGCAGATATCCACGCTCGCCGTTGACCGTGGCAATGATAATGCACTGTCTCGGATGGGATTCCACCACTCGACCGTAAGAAGGACGGTATTTATCATCGCAGGTGGAAAGGAACGCCTTCACTTTCTCAATGTCGGCTTTCTTCATACCTGCAAGTTCGCCGATTTCCACCGCCCAGAACCCCTGCAGTTTTTCTGCACCGGACTTGTCATCCATATCCGTAAGGGACAGAGTTTCCGAATAATACTCCGAACCCACCAGGTCTTTTACAATGGTGGACTTACCGATGCCTTGCTCACCGTCAAGCACGGGAACGCAGTCGAACTTGATGCCGGGGACATAGATACGGGCAACGGCAGCTGCAAAGGTTTTTCTTGTAACCGTGCGTACATATTCCGTATCATCCGCCTGCAGATATTTGATAAAGAGGTCTTCCACACGCTTGACCCCATCCCACTCAGGCAGACTGTCCAAGTAATCACGGACAGGGTGGAAGTGACGGTCATCGGCAGCCTTGGTAAAAGCAACATCATGGTTACGGCTGGAAAACGGCAGATAACGGATGTCGATGATGGACTTAAGCTGTGCCGTATCCGCATCACGCCAGAATGCATTGCCCGCAGGACGTTCCCAAGGGAGAGGACCTGTAATCTGAATACGGTTTGCCATTTCGTTGAAGGCAAAGTTCTGAAAATCGGGGTCATTATTCAGAATGAGGTTCAGATTGTATACGCTGTTCTCCAACAGACTCGACCTCGGCTGATAATGGAGTTTTTTCTTCCAGTCCTCATCATCGTCAGCGGAAAATTCCACATTTGCCTGCGCCAGACGTTCATTTGCCGCAAGGAGTTTTACATCATCCTGTTTCATGGCAAACTCGCACATTGCATTAAAGGATTTCTTATCATCGGCATCACCGAACTTATGGATACGGACAATATCAAAAGCATTGCACAGCTTCAGATATGCAGGGTCTTTGGCATGATGGCTGTAAACAAACTTGTCCTCCTTGATTTCCACACCTGCCATACTGCTTGACTGAATGAAGTGCCAACGGCTCTCATTGTCGGTCGGCTCATATACATCGGAGAGGAAAATCTCCAGAGCCTTGGAAATCGGATGATATACACGGTTGAAAAGACCCACCACACCTTCCTTGGAAAGCGGGTCCTGTACCTTCTGCTGCGTGACACTGTTTGCCTTACTTTCTCTTGAGGAGGTAGGCAATCTTGTAGGGTCAGTCCATTCCGGATGAGCAGAGAGGATTTCATCGGGGTCAAGCCAACCGCCGTCCGTTTCCTTATATGCAAATACACCGTTCTGTGGAGTGGACGGCCAGTACATCAGCTGATTTGGAAGGTAGGAACACTCGTCAAAGAAGTCGATGCCGAGCATCTGCGCCACATAGCGGGATACGGCAACAAACTCCTCCGGTGTCACATCACGGGTCAAAGGGCAGACGATTCTTGCCCTCGGATTTTCCTCTGTACTGCTGTGCGTGGTATAAAGCACGGAAGTATAAGGGAATGTGGTTTCATAGTTATCAAGAAACTCCTTTGTGATGCGGTCACCATCCAGGGAAAGCATGGAGCGTGACTCCACGGTGTCGATTTTTCTGCGGCCGCCCTTAAGGACACCGCCTACAAACCCACCGTGGTCTTTTGCCTGATCACGCTGTGCCTTATTCATCTTGGCATATTCCTCCGCCGACTCCGGGGTACGAATCGTTACCTTAAGGCGTTCCTTCAATTCATCGAAACGGATGGTCTTATTGACCCAGGTCTTTGCCTGTCGGCTGTTGCCGTATGCGAGAGATAAATTCCTCATTATCTGTCCCTCCTTACCTTCGGTGTCTGCCCGTATTCAAAACGCGCCTGTCTTGCAGCCTTGCGGGCATAACGGACACGGCTGTTTACGAAATCGTTGTATCTGTACTTGCCGTATTCATGGGTGACCATCGGAATCATCTCATCGTCCATATCCTCACCGAAATGGGTAAAGAAACAGCGGTCGCGCCTGTCGTTATAGGCAAAGAGGTACGGCTTGTGGGTATCCGGATGCAGACCGATGGTTATCTCGTTTTCGTAGCAGCCACCGCCGCCATCGTCCGTTTCCTGGCAGAAGATATACAAATCGTCATCCATAGGGTCACCAAAGCAGATGATACCCGCCCAACTGTCATGGTTCTGACCGTCACTGATTTTGGCAATGGCAGCATCGCCCTCTGCCGTACCACGGATGCCTTTTCTCTTTACTTCAAAGAAACAATGGAAGTCAGGGAGATAAAAGTCAGGCAGATAATGTGTGCCGTCACTTAAGACAATGCCTTCCGGCTCATACTCCCACTGGATACCGAGGGTATCAAAGAACACCGCCCAACGAGCCTCCAGGCGGGAACGGAACAAATATCCCTTATACTCGGTCTGTACCGCTTTAAATTCACTCATTACCGGACACCTCCTCACAGCTTTCGTTGAACCAACGGATGGTCAGCTTTCTCTTCTTTGCGATACCGATTTCGTGTGCCATGCCATCGGACACTCTGCTGCCGAACACCCAAAGTTCCGAGCAATTGCCAAGAAGCACATAATTGAAATGCATCGCATCACTGCGTTCCGCAGGGTTCTCATCACACATAAACTGCGGATAAAGAAGATGTGGTGTCATAGGGATTGCACCCTGTTCATAGGCAAAACGGCTATACTTTTTTGCCTGTGCGGTGTTGAACTGCGTGTCCCCGGAATAAGGACTGCACACATACACCATTGGTTTGTACTTTCTGAATTCGTCCATATCGAATCCTCCTTAAAAATTTAATAGGCAGAAGGACTTGTATCCCTCTGCCTATAAGCGAAGAATCCGATGGAATCGAACCCCCTAATTTTAATCTTTTTTGTAAAAATCGCATTCGTATCCGTCTGCACGAAGAAGTAAGCCTTTCGCCCAGGGCGGAGTCCTGCCCATCTGCTCACAAACGGCATCCAGGGAAACCCTGCGGTCGCACTCGATGATAACTTCATCGTGGACGTGGGCAACGATGTCGCAGTGGCTCAAAGTTTGAATGGCAAACATCAGAATATCCCTTGCAATTGCCTGCACCACATTCTCCGTGAATTTAGGACCGTAGCTTTCCAGGCGCTCCCACTTCTTTGTTGCGCCTACGCCTTCATAGGTCACTGCCTCGCCGCCGAACTGATTCTCTCCCATGCGTGGTTTCACATAGGCAAGCTGTCTGCCGGACGGTAAGGTCAGAAACAGAAATCCACTCTGATAGTGAAATACAATGCCGTGGGTTTCCGTTCTGCTTTTTTCTTTCACGCAGGTCTTTACGGCACGGTCGATATCCCACCACAGCCTGGTTATCATCGGATTGGCATTTCTCCATGCAGATACAAGAGGCTGAAGTTCCTCCTCCGTAAGACCCATCTCAAGGGCACCCATTGCTTTCAAGGCACCGACCGAACCCCCGTAGCCGAGGGCGAGTTCAGCGATTTTTCCCTTTTGACGGAGGTGTCCGTTCACGCCGTGCTTTTCAACCGGAACACCAAACATCTGACTGGCACTGCTGCAATAGATGTCTTTGCCTTCCTCAAACACACGAAGACGCCACTGTTCTCCCGCAAGCCAGGCAAGAACCCTCGCCTCAATGGCAGAAAAGTCTGCTACGATAAATTTTCTGTCCTTCTGTGGTACAAAGGCAGTACGGATAAGCTGTGACAGGGTGTCGGGGATATCTTCATATAAAAGTTCTAAGGCATCATAATTTCCGCAACGCACAAGACCACGAGCCTCTGCTAGATCTTCCATGTGGTTTTGAGGCAAGTTCTGTAATTGAATCAGCCTTCCTGCAAATCTTCCGGTTCGGTTGGCTCCGTAGAACTGAAACATCCCTCTTGCACGGTTATCCTTGCAGACGGCGTTTTCCATCGCCGTATACTTTTTCACACTGCTCTTGGCAAGCTGTTGACGTAAGGAAAGCACATCGGTAATATCCTGTGGTGCCGTTTTGATTGCCGCCGCCACTTCCTTTTTGCCGAGGCTTTCCATCTCCATACCGTTATCCGATAGCCACATCTTCATCTGCTGCACGGAATTGGGATTGTCGAGATTTGTCATATCCTGCATTTTGGAAGTCAGATGGTCACGGCTTATACTGTCGATTTCAATAGCCTCTTTTACCAACACCATATCCACACCGATACCACGGTCATTGATTTCTTCGCTCACATGGTATTCATCCCAAATCTTATCCGGCACAGGAAAACGGGACAGCTTTGCCTGGATGCTCATTTCCGTTTCCACGTCACGGAGGTTGTACGCCTTAAATTGCTGCCACTTTTCCATATCATGCTGTGGCAGATTTCTTGTACGGCCACCGTTTGTCTTGGTCGGCGCACAGGGAACGCAGAAGTATTTGATTAAGGATTTACCCTCGGTCAGCTTCTGTTTTTCCAGTCCAAGCACAGCACCGACACCTTCAAGGGAAAGAGGCAAACCCAGGGTTGCCGACCAAATCATGGTGCAGTGCCAGCTTGCCGGATTTAAGTAACGGGCGCACTCCTGTGACAACGGATGATTGTCATGGAACAGGTCAAGGCTTACACCCATATCCGATAAATACCTGGACAGACACACCCTCTCAAAGGCAGCGTTAAAAGCGGTTTTTATAACGGCATCATCGGTCAGTGCCTCAATAATCTCTGCCGGAATTTTCTCCCCACAGGCAAGGTCGACCACCTGCACCGCTCCGCCGTCCACGGCATAGCCGAACAGCAATATTTCAAAATCCTCGCTCTCTGCATATTTGTAAACACCACATTTTTGCAGATTGACCGAGGAGAAGGTTTCAATATCAATACTCAATGTTTTCATAGCACATTCCTTTCTATGACAAAGGCGGCAGAAGAACATCCTCCGCCGCCCGTCATGTTTACTCGGTCACATCTTCATTCTGTGCAGCCTTTTTCTCTTTGCGTTTGGCAATAAAGCCTTTTACCTTCTTTACCACAAAGCTGATAAATTCGCACACTGCCCATACGATGCCGTTGATGGCAAGACCGTAGATCAGGCAGAAAAGCACAATCACATCGACCTGTTTCATAAATTCGTATAATTCGTTCATATCGTTTTACCTCGTATTTCGTAATTTTCGTTTGAGGCAGACGGTGGTATTTCACACCGCCTGCCAGGGGTTACACTTAAGCCAGGAAATCGTCATCCTCAACAGTGGAGAAGTCATCGGTTGCGGAAGTACGGCCGCCGAGATACTCACCGTCACGGATTTTCTGAATGTTGCCAAGACCACAGGCTACGCCACGGTTTCCGTTGCTATTGAATGCGTAGAAGTTCAAAGACACTCTCGCATAGCAGCCGGAGTACACTTCATCACGGTCAAGGATAGGCTTAACTGCCTTGTCCACAATCTGAGGTGCAGTGGTGCTGTTGGCATTCACGAAATAATGACCCTTATAGGCATCATCATCACGCTCTACATCCCCATCTCTCAAAGGCAACTTAATTGCAGCCTTGTTAGGCTTCTTGCCGCCGAACTTGGCGATGCCTTCCTCGATAGCAGCATCCACGGCAGCATTGATAGCGTTGATGGTTTCGGTATCATCCTTCGGAATCAGCACGGACACGGAATATTTTTCAGTGCCGCCATTGATGCTGACAGGCTCCCAACCGTGGAAGTAAGAAAGACGAGTGTTCTTGCCAGTGATAACCTTAGTTCTGTTTACGTTTGCCATAATTTTAATCCTCCATAATTTCATTGAATTCGTTTTTTGCGTTTGATACATTCATTGCCTGCCTCTTATCCGAAAGGGGAACGAGGGTAGGCTTTCCGGGTGGTTTGATTACGAGGCCGCCCAGGATTTCCTCGAACTGCTTTTTGCCCATCAGCTTCTGCATTTCGGTCAGCGTGATAAGACTCTGACGGTAAATATCTGTGTAACCGTGTTCCTTGGCTGCCGCCGCCACCGCATCCTCATCGGAAAACTTACGGTTAGAACGACCTTCCACAACCTTGAACCCGCTCCACTGCTTACCGTGGTTTAGTGCCGCCTCCAGGGCATAAGCACTGATTTCGTTTGCCCACTTGGTGATATCCGGCAACATCGGAAGAATGGATTCAATCTCTTCATCAGTAAGTAAAGGTGGTAGTTTGAATTCTTCCTCTGCAATACGGAGTTTTTCTGCTGCCCTTGCACGGCACTTGACCGCTGCACGGCAGAACTGACACCACTCTCCGGGACAATATTCGCCTTCGCCCTTGGCAGCCATTTGTGCCTTGGGTTTCAGTTCGTTTTCCGCCCAATCCTTCAACTCCTCCACGGATACCGTCCACGTTTGAACATTCTCACGTCTTGGCTGGAATATTGAGAGGGAAACTTCTTTGATGTCATACAGGCTTTCATAGACACCAAGGGCTGCGATGCCGTAACACATGAGCTGCGTATTTCGTTCCGCATCCACAAGGACTCCGAGTCCGTACTTCGCATCAATAATGTGCAGGGTATCGTCTGAAACCATAAGACAGTCTGCCGTTCCATACGACCCCGGTACAAAATCCGATAGGTCAACCTTCTGCTCAATCAGCACCAGTGGATCAGGGCAGGTCTGCTTTGCTTTTTCAAGTTGCTCCAACACAAACTCCACATAGCCGTCAGAGTTTTCTTCCATCTCATCGGTGTTAAATGAAGAAACGGGTCTTTTACTGCGTCTGCGGAGCGCCTTCTTCAGCTTGTGTTCGCACAGTGCATGAAAGGCGGTACCTTCTTCGGCAGCGTTACTGCTCTTGTTTTCAAACTCCGTTTCCAGGACTGCACTCGGTGTACACGATAACCACCTATGGGAACTGGAAGGAGAAAGAAGTGCGTGATTACCCATTGCCAAGCACCTCCGCATCCTTAATAAGGTCTGCGTAATGCTTCGGGTCCACATCCGACAGCTTGGTGCCGCCGTACTTGGTAATCAGACCCTTGACCTCGGCTGTCATTCCGTTCTGCGTTTTTACCGCAAGCACGGCACGGACATCTGCCAATGAAGGTGTTTTTTCTGCTGCTATCTGTTTTGTGGGTTGTCCAGTTTCGACAGGCTTCGACACTTCCTTGGCTTCTACGAAGATTTCCTGGCTATCTGCAAAAGCATAAGCCACAGCCTCCAGTCCGTCTGCCAACGAGTGCATCAGCTTCACCACATCAAGGAGCAGGTTAAACTTGTTTGCGTTTGTCATGGTTCTCGCCTCCTTTCAGTTCGTGAATCTCGACAGTCTGCACCGAGTCGCCGGGGGACAGAACCAGGACGTTTACCTGCTGACCGAAGAGAAAATCAAGTATTCTCTTACGAATCTGCATCGTTCCGCTTCGGACTACCGGATAAGGTGTGCCGCCGGGTTTTGCAATGTTGATACATACCTTGTGTTTAATTCCCATTGCACTTGGCTCCTTTCCGAGGAGTATTTCTCACCCCTCTGTCCATAAGCGAAAAAAGAGGGGGAATCGAACCCCCTCAAATCAACTTTTTTCAAATTTTCTTTTTCAGCGTTGCGTAAATCTTCGTAAGTCTGTTACGAATAGCCGCCTCGGAAACACCTTCTTCTGCTGCAATCTGCACATTAGTCATGCCACAATAGAACTTCTTAGTAATGGTGTCCTTCTGCTTATCCGTAAGTTCTGAAAGAGCCACCTTCAGCTTTTCCATGCGGATGGAACGCTCTTCGTTTGCGATAGAAGTGAGAATCTGCTGCAGAGGATTGTAGGTGTCATCCTCAAGGTATGGGTTGCGGTCATCCGCATCGTCGCCGTCCCCATCGTGATAGCCGTCCAAGTGAACAGGACAGTGATATACCTCTCTACGCTGTGCATCCAGTTCGTCATCGTCCATGCCGTGAAGCTGTGAGATAATGGTTGCGTTTTCTCCGTTTTCACCTGGAGTGATGGTGTAGCTTGTACCATCGTTGAAGTAATAGATGTAATTTGTACGGTTGTCTTCCGCTGTCTTGAACTTTCTCATTTAAAGTCCCTGCCTTTCTTTTCCGCCCAATTGGGTGGCGGCAAGGACACAAAAAGAGCCGATGTGATGGTACACACCGACTCTGATACCGAAAATGGGCATGACAAAGCACGGTGGGTACATCTTTGGTCAGTCCACGGCTATGCCGTGAATTTGACTCTTGATGTATCCCGCCGCCTTAAGGTCGACCACTTCGGGCATTGGAATATTTTTTATTTGAGTGTCTGGCACTCAGATGGATACACATTTCTGTGTACCCGTCTCAATGTCAGATTTGTAACTCTTATTGAATTTTTCTTGGATTTTATATAATTTCTTTCATTCCGCACACATTTTTTTGCGTGAGCATTGTAAATATCGCTCAAATCTGATATGATGTTGTGTAGAAGTTTTTCTGTGCTATATCCATTCTCGCTCATGTACTCTTTTGTACGATTTCATTCTACCAAAGCAACTCGGTATAACTTGGTAGTGACGGGTAGTCTTGGGTAGGCATAGTTACTAATAGAGAATCAGGCGGTGAAATTATGGAATTCACAGAGTTCGTAAATCTTCTTAAGCCAATAATCGGTGGTGCCGAAAATACTCACTCTTTTGTAAAGACACTTTTTGATGTTGTTGTCACAGAAGAGGGGAAACCTTTTTTAGAAGATGTGAAGGCACCAACTTACAAGGCTTATTTCAATGGAAAAACAAAAATCACAAAAATGGCTCAAAGAATAAGTCCATACCTTGAGCCAGAAGAATTCGTTATATACTTGGATGCTTTTTCAGACGCCACGGCACAGCAAATAATCGATACATTCAGTCCGTATATTGATGGGCTGAATGCATCTAATATGCCTGAGAAGATGGCCTACTTTTTCTGTGATATAATTTGCACTGCTGCAACCACAGAAAAGAAAAAAGGCACTCCGAAGAGTGCCAAAAATACAGATGATAAAACACCTCATGATATTCTTGAAGAAAAAATCATAGCCTCCGGACAAGCTGTTGCCAATGCCTGGGGTACGGCTATTTCTAATTTAGTTTCATCAAATGCAGAGGCTATTGAAATCCCCGAAAAATGTCCTTCTGAAGAATATCCTTATTCCTCAGAAGACAAAGCGTTACTTCAAGAATTCACGTCTGATTATGATGAAATAATGTTGGCATTGATAGGCGAAAACTACGGTGCTTCATTAATAGATATGAAACTTCCTCAGAAAGTACAGGATTTATACAATTCGAAGTGGAGTTCAAAATCAGACGCCTTCCTTGACCCGATCTTGAAATCATATGTATATGGGTTGCTTGGAGAATTAAACAAATTGAGTAATAGTTTTTTCAATGATTCTCATGCAACACCTTTTATGAGGGATACAAGGACAAAAATACGAAATTTGTATGTTAAACTCCATCCTGATTTATTCGCTGGTGCATTTCCTTATGATGCATTTATAGACGACTGGGATGAAGGAGAATTTTAGCAAACAGGAAGGTGGTATTGATGCCTAAGATTGATGACTCCATCAGAAAAATAGACAGCGTTATATGTAGACACTTGGACAGCATCGAAGATTCATCTCGCGGTGCTATATCCCAAGATATCTTAGAACAGTTAATGAAATTCGTAAACCATATCATGCTTAAGTTTTATGCTAATGGCTCTGATATTGAAGTTAACGAAGAAAATATAGCTAAGGCAACCGAGTTTGCTCAAGTAAACAGTGACCTACACACTTTATATAAATTTCGCAATTATTTAAATGTTGTAACCACCCAATAT